TGATTGTGTCTTGTATGAATTTGAACAGTTTACACGCAGGAAAGAACTTGAACGTGCTATCCTTAAAGCAGCAGACCTGTTAGAAGAAGGCGACTTTGATCCAGTAGAAAAACTGATCAAGGATGCAGTACAGATTAGTCTTACTAAAGATATGGGCACAGACTATTTTGCAGATCCCGCAGGCCGTATCAACAAGTACTTTAATTCAGGTGGACAAGTAAGCACTGGTTGGCCACAGATGGACAGATTGTTGTATGGTGGATTTAGCCGTGCAGAACTAAACATCTTTGCAGGTGGTTCAGGATCAGGTAAAAGTTTAGTCATGATGAACATAGCATTAAACTGGGTGCAGTCGGGCCTTAGCGGTGTGTACATCACACTGGAATTGAGTGAAGAACTTACTAGTCTGCGCACAGATGCCATGTTGAGCAGTATGAGCACCAAGGACATTCGCAAGGACATTGATACCACAGCACTCAAGGTCAAGTTGATGGGTAAAAAATCTGGCAGCTATCAAGTCAAGGGATTTCCGGCACAGAGCAACATCAATGACATACGTGCATACTTGAAAGAATATCAAATTCAGACCGGCAAGACAGTAGACTTTGTTATGATTGATTACCTGGACCTGCTGATGCCAGTCAGCGCCAAAGTTAGCCCCAATGACTTATTTGTCAAGGACAAGTATGTCAGTGAAGAATTACGTAATTTAGCCAAAGAATTGCGTATATTAATGGTAACTGCAAGTCAGTTAAATCGATCGGCAGTGGAAGAAATTGAGTTTGACCATAGTCATATTTCGGGCGGTATCAGTAAGATCAATACTGCAGATAATGTGTTTGGTATTTTTACGTCTAGGGCCATGCGTGAGCGCGGGCGTTACCAAATCCAGTGCATGAAATCGCGCAGTTCAACTGGTGTTGGGCAAAAAATTGATTTAGAATACAACATTGAAACCATGCGCATCACAGATCCTGGATTAGATTCTGCAGATGCAGGTGCAACCCCAGCTAGCAGCATCATGGAGCAGATCAAGAGCAAGTCTACTGTAGGAACCAGTGTGCCCTGGGAGCGAGCTGTACCTAAATCTGGGGTAGATCCACTTGATCCTGCTGCTAAAATCACAGCAGGAGTTGAAAATAACAAACTCAAACAAATGCTAGCAGGATTAAAAAGTACAGCCAAATGATCTAACAATATCAATAAATACTTTTAATCGGAGCATATCTTGCAAAAAAAAACACGTAGTATTCTTGATGAATTAGACAACTTGTCAGCACGCCGCGATAAAGCATTGGTAATTGAAAGCCGTGCTGGGCATGTTATACAAGGCGCCATTAATTTCATCAATTATCTCAAAGAAAACTACGACATAGAAACTGCGCAAGAGCTTGAGCGCAGGCTGCTTAGTAGTATAAAAAATCAAGATGCTGCAAAATTCACTAGAGGTTTAAAAAAACATAATGAAACAAAATGAAATAGTGCAGGAAGGATTATTTGGTGCGCCAGACCCACGTGCCCAACAGGCAGCAGAAGTCGAAAAACAATTTAATTTGGCCTTTCCTGAGTGGCAAAAATTTGAAGCATCACTAGTTGCTAGTAGGGGCATTACCCCAGAGCAGATGCCAGAGTATATCACCAATTGGGCACGACAATATTTTGGTGCGCCTGGACAGCCATTTAATGAAATACCAGCATTTCCTAATCCTAGTGTTGATGACGCTTCGGCAAGTGAATATGTTAAAAAAGGTGTGCATTTTTGGATGACCAGAGGAGCAGGCGCTGCACAAGATGGTGCCCCACCACCTGCACCAGGTCCGACACCTGCACCAGGTCCGACACCTGCACCAGGTCCAACACCTGAACCAGCAGCACCCGATGACGCACGTAATCCAGTTTTTATAGACCCAGCAACATTTAAGTCGGCATGGGATCAGTATACAAAAACTAAAGGACAGCCATATCAATTGATATCCGATCCGGATATGTTGACATTACTTAAAACTATGTGGATGCGTACAGGCGGCACAAAACTAGCAGAATCAAACCCTGTTAAGAACTATGTTGACCGTGATTTAACAGTGCGTATGTGGGCATTGCACGAAGCTGTAGGTAAACCACGTGGCGGCGTTCAGTTGACTGAAGATGGCGTACATCAAATATTTAAATTAATAACAGAAGCTGCCAAGCAAGTAAAACCTGAACGTCCTAAGTTTAAAAGTGCAGTAACACCTGCGCCTGCTCCACAGCAACCTGCTGCGCCGGCACCATCAAATGCACTAGCAACAGTAAATGCACCATCAAATGCACTAGCAACAGTAAATGCACGGCCAGCTTCTACTCCGGCGGCAGATCCTAATGTAGTTGATGTTGATGCTACAGATGTAACTAGTAGAGAAGTACCAGCAGCACCAGCAGCACCAGCAGCACCAGCAGCACCAGCAGCACCAACAGCACCAACAATTGATCCTGCTATGCAATGGGCGCTAGATTCCGTTGATGGATTAAAAGCCAAATGGGAACAAGCAGGTAAACCCACTGACAGTGAAGAACTTGCCAAATTTTTACAAGGCGCAGGTGTGGATCCTGCTGCGGTCAGTAAAGCATACGCAAACATGAACATGCCAATTCCTAAATTTATCAATAAAGTAACTACTGGAGCAGGAAATCTAATAGGCGGTATCAAAGGTGCATGGCAGGGCGCTAAAAATGCATATAGCAAAAATGCAGCTACATCGCAGACCTCTACTAGAGATGCTGTAGCACAAACTCCGGTGCAAGCCAATCCAATGCCTGCTGCGGCAGGCGGCGGCGGTGCCGCAGGAGTACCTCCGGCAGGCGGCGGCGGAGCAGCACCAGGAGTACCACCAGCAGGCGGCGGCGGAGCAGCACCAGGAGTACCACCAGCAGCCGGAGGCGGAGCAGCAACCGGATTTGCTGACTGGAAAGATTTGCGTTCAAAATTTGAAGCATTCCAGGACGCTGGTGGTTCGATGACTGGACAAGTCAGAGGAGTTATCAAAGACATCTTGTTGACTGCATTAAAAACTGTAGAAAGCAAACAAAAGAAATTAGTAAGAATGGCTAAGATTGTCAAAGAATCTCGCGAGATACAAAAGAGAATACTGATTGCAAAGAAAGCACAAGCATGAAACTGTTTGAAATAAAGAATAAACCTGCTCCTTGGTTACTAGTTGAAAGCAAAGAAGGCAAGAACGTACACCTCGAACATCTTGAAGACCAAATCTTCAATTTAGGATACGCAGGTGCTGTGGAAGCATTGGACTACTTAGATAACCTAAGGATCATGTTAAGTCCCGGTACTGGATCCCCTTCTGCCAAAGTTACTACCAAGTGGGACGGCGCACCTGCTATCATCTGCGGAATTGATCCTGCTGATGGTAAATTCTTTATTGGTACTAAGAGCGTGTTTGCCAACAATGCTAAACTAATTAAGAGCGTAAAAGATGTTGATACGCTGTATGGAGCACAACCTGGCCTAGCAGCCAAATTGCGTGTGGCTATACAATGCTTGCCTAAATTAGGAATTGGTAATGTACTACAAGGCGACATGATGTTCACTGCTGAAGATCTTGGGGAAGATGAAGTTGGTGGTGACCGTTGCTATGTGTTTACACCAAATACTATTAGCTATGCAGTACCTGTTAATATTCCACTGGGGCAGAAAATACGTCAGGCTAAAATGGGAATTGTATTCCACACTGCCTATGAAGGCGCCAGCCTACCAGAAATGACTGCCAGTTTTGGTGCAACAGTAGCCGGATTAAACAAGACCGCAGACGTTTGGTTTGATGATGCTACCTACAAAGATCTAACCGGCCGCGCCACACTGACTACACAAGAAAACACTGCACTACAGTCGGCTATCCTAAGGGCCAGGGGTACACTGGAAAAAATTCCAGAGAAGAACTTTAATGTTATTATACAAAATGTTGAGTTCTCTGCGTATATTAAACCGTTTATTAATAACAACATCAGAGCCGGCGATCAGGTTGGAAATACCACACAGTTCCTAAAACGTTTTTATCTTGAATACGAAAAGAAACAAAATGCTGAAATTGCTAAATTAAAAGGTGGGGCAGAAAGCAAAGCAGCACAGTCCCGTATAGAAAAAATAAAGGCGCAAGAGCAGTTCATGGCCGATAACAGTAACACATTACTGGGCATCATGGCCATGTACAAGAAGATTATTGAATTAAAACTAGCTATATTGCGTAAACTAGAAACTGTAGAAAGCCTAGTAGGCACATTTATCAAGACTGAAACCGGCTATCAAGTCATGAATCCTGAGGGATTTGTTGCAGTAGGACATGACGGTGGGGCAGTTAAATTGATTGATAGACTAGAGTTTAGTCGCCAAAACTTCCAAGGCCGGCAGGACTGGAAACGAACGCAAATTGCGGATCCGGCATAAATATTTACATGAG